TGCCAGAGAAGCGGAACAGACCGATGTGGCGATTCAGATCGGGGATATTTCAGACAGCTATTCGCTCTCGCGCTTCGCCAAGTATGAGCCGGTGTCCTTTGCCCATGAGTGGGCGAAAGTCACCCTGATGATGCAAACCCTGTCCGAGTCCTTTCCTATAGTGAAGATTATTGTCGGGAACCATGATGCGAGACTCAGGAAAGCCTTGGCCTCACAACTCACACCAGACATGCTGGATGCGGTCAGCACTATGACCGGAGGCACGTTGTGTCCGGTGACGGCGCTGGCGAAGAAGTTTCCGAATATCGAGATTGCCAGCCATGAGATTCCGAACTCGGATCACCAGGTCGATTGGCTGATGACGTATGGGGACTGTCTGCTCGCGCATCCTGAGAAGTTCTCTCGCGTTCCCGGTACGGCGATTCGCGCCTTTGAGGAATGGGTCGTGGACAATGCCAATGCGATGGGCATTGACGGGATTCGGCTGTTTATTATGGGGCATACCCACGCCCTCAGTTTCTTTCCGTTCCGCGCTGGCAGTCTATTGGTGGAGTGTGGCTGTCTCTGCCGGACTCAGGGTTACATGACGAGCGCACGGATCGGAGGCCGACCACAGCGACGGGGCTATGTCACTTTTGAACAGGTCAAGGGCGTGACCGATCTCAACTCCGTGAAGATTCACTGGCTCGACGTGGAGGACGGCCCGTGGAACTCATAAGACCGCACGTCTTCCTCCCGCAATGGCAAAAGTCTGACGGTGATTGCAGTGTGGCAAGTCTTTCGATGGCCACAGGAATTCCCTATCACACCATTGCCGAGACAGCGAGGAAGGTAGGCCTGAAGAAAGTTATTCAGTCCGGCATGTGGCTCACCGAGATGGAGAAGCTGGTCAATGGCCTGACTTCCCCGATTCAGATGCGCGTCGTGTCACCGGAACGTGCGCTCGACGAAGGCTATGGACTCGTTGTGGTAAAATTCCTTCGCACCAAAGAGTATCACTCGCTCGCAGTATGGCATGGGCTGGTCTGCGACCCTCTCAATAGCCTGCTGTGGGAACCTGATGTTTATATCAAGAACAACTATCAGCGCACACGCTACCAGAATGGTGTGCTTCTCTACAGGGAGTCCGATGTCCAAAGTCGTGTTTCAAAGCGGAGCGTCACGAAGTGAATATGCCCCAAGCTACCATCAAATCCCCTCCTCAGTCCTGCGCCGACTCGCCCAACGCTATCAGTTGGGAGTCGAGAAGCATGGTCGGCATAACTGGCTGAAGGGCGGATCGGACCCTGATTACTTAACACAAGTCTACGACCATCTCATTGAACACCTTCTCTGTTATCGGGAGGGGGTTAATCCTGATGACGATCATTTGGGGGCGGTGCTGTGGGGCGTGGCTGCGCTGATCGAGTTCGAGGAACGCGGGCAACTGACTCCAGACATGCTTGGACTCCCCAAGGGGACACTTTAGCGAAACTTAGCGGAACTTTGCGGACAAAAGCGGACACTTTTTTCTGCATTAGCGATTGATTGGGGAATGTTTGTTGTGGTAGGGACATGTGGATATTAAGTAGGACGTTCCTTCGGGCGTTTGGGATTGTCTGCTGTACGAGTGCGAACGTGGTCTTCCTGTCACGGGGGGCGATGGGCTATGCGTTTGTCACCGGCTTCCTGATTAGCTATCTCTGGTGGCACAACGCAAAAACGGCGGCCCACGCTGATGGTCGGTGGACCGCCGTGATCTTTGGACTTGGGGCAGCGACTGGCACCGTCGTGGGAGCCAGCCTTGCACGATTACTTTAGAACGGAATGTCGTCGTCTGGTTCTTCTCGCTTAGAAGTTTCTGGGGTGTTCTGTTTTGGTATGTAGGTATCTCGTATAGGGTTTTCTCCCTCTTTTAGAAATCCGCTAAGTCTATAGTGAGGGTGTTTTTCTTCTGTTTTTTTCTCGTTCACATAGATATAGGCCGTTTGTGTCCACCCATTAACGGTCATTTCAACTTTGCCTTTATGGTTGGCCCCTTTTCGTGGTTTCCAAAGCGCTCCGACGAATTGCGATTTCTCTTCACTCACAGTGTCTCCTTAGTTTGGTTAACAACGCTACACAGTCCTCTTTGGTTTTGACAAGATAAACCGGAGATCCCCACCGCCGTGCCCATTCCTCTTGCCACGTATTGAGCTTGCCGTGCTCCGATTTGACTTCCACAAGATAGCACTGCTTCTGGTAGGAAATCAGCAGGTCGGGGACTCCAGCCTTCATCAGCTTGCCAAGTTGTGCCAGTGATAAGACGGAACAGCCCATCGTGCGAAAGCACCTGACCAGTTCGGCGTGATTCTTATCCACGCGACTAGCTCTCATTTGAATCTCCATTGTACATCAATCGCGCCGTTCGCTCCCCGATCCGTGACCGGCTCCAGGTCGATTTTTCTGTCATGGATATCGGCATGGCACCGTGCACACACGCCACAGGTATTATTGGTGCTGTCCTCCCCCCCTTGACTGCGATACTTAATGTGATGGAGGTGCTCAGGAGGGCATTTCCCACATGCCCTGCACATGGAGTCTCTGGCGAAGACATCTCGCCGTACAGAGGCTCTGAGAGCCTGTAGTTCACGTTTCTGACGCGCCTTGCGCTTGGCTCTGCGCTCAGGCTTCGGAAAGCGGAGGTTCATTGGGTCCTGCCCTGCGCCCTGTCGAGTGCACGAACACGCTTCGCGGAAAGGACAGGGTTGGTCATCTGGCAGGGACATCGGCTGACGGAGGATATCATGAGGCCAGAGGCTTTATCCAAGTGGTCTTTGTTATACCGCCAAGACGTATCTTCACACTCCTTGCAGTAGTAGGTCGGTCCGTCCTCTGAGTCTCCAGCACTCAACGCTGGGGCTGTCTTCCGTAACTCGGCGCTTTGATGCAGTCGATCCGAGACTTCCTTCCATTCCCCAGACGTGGGAAACCATTTCTGCCCTGCCCGACTCTGAATCTGCCTGCCTGCCTGCTCGATCACCTCAATCGGTAACGGATCGGTATGGTTCAGGGCATCAAAGTAGGCCTTGACCCCCACGCGGTGTTCCTCGCGTGGTGACAAGGTAATTAGCATGTTAGTAAAGATCCGCGCAAAGCGTTCCCGATCTTGATCAATCATTCGGTTCCTCCTATAAATCGTCGGTTGGCACTGGAAATCTGTGAAATGTTACCGTTTGGTTTGACAGCCTGAATCGACCTGCTGGGAACCGGCGTTTGCATCGCTTCTATGTGTTTCATCAGCGTGGTGGGAGAATTGATAATCCAATCCAAAGTCGCCCTCCAATTCCCATGACTCCCCGTGCCACAGGCTCGACACCAGTCCTGGGTGTTCAAATAGGCGAACAGATGCTTCCACGTCTCCCTGTCAGGGACTTCCTCAATGCGTAACCGTAGTTTCGCCCGTCGCTTGTCGGTCAGCATCTTGACGTGTGGAATCGGCGCTGTCATCGTAGCGTTCCAGATCTCTTTGATCTGTTCAGGATTAAGACTGAGACTAAGACTGGTAGGTTGATGGGGGCTTAAAGGGGGGGTTGACCCTCCCTTGCGAAGCTGTGTGGACTTTTTCCCACCCTGCTTGCCATACGCGATAGATTTTTCGCGGTACTCTTCCTGTTTTGCGCGTTCCGCTTCCAGTCTGGGGTTCTTTAGTGCTCCATCTTCAAGCGTAAATTTGTCTTGTAACGTCTCCCACACTAACCGTTCTTCTCTCGCCGTACAGCCTAAAATCTTACACCGCGCTTTGGCTTCATTGGGAATTGATCCATTCTCCCAACTCCACGCCAAAAGTGAAATGTAGGCTCCGCGTTCGCGGAGGGAAAAGGTCAGTGTGCTGGCAAGAAAATTGGAGGCATAAAAACTAAAGGCTGGACTTTTTCGTCGATTCTTGGTGCTCACGCTCACTCCCTTCGAAAGCATATAACGACTCATCATGCGCCCGACGACCATACACCATCATCACGCGGTCATAATCTCCACTCATCGGATAAAACACGGTGTGCGCTTCGATCCATTTCCAGACACGCCGGAACAGGTCTAGCGTCACCCCTTGTCTATCGGTGCGGTTTTTATTTGTAGGAAGTCCTGAGCAAACCATAAACACTGCTCAGTATAACTCCAGAAATCTGGCACATCCAACTCTTTTGTGGAGGCTGGCACCTGATGCTCCAACACTTTCCCCGTCGGTGACTCTACCACCATCGGCTGGGCCAGGAACTCCTGCTTCATTAACTGGTGCATTTGTTGCTTCGAATACCCACACACCTCACCCATCTGTGTCATTAACTGCCAGTAAAACCGGTTCTGTTTCAGACTTCTGGACGCTTTTAATGGAAGAATGGTCAGCACATACTCCCCGTCAGCAAGCTGGGCCACGCGTTCCTTGAACCGTGTCCGGTCATGGATAATCATGTCGCCCTGTTCGACCTTCATGGTGGCGTGTAATTCTGTGCTCATGCGGTATCTCCCATGAAGTCCTGACGCGTACAGGTGGGCAGGGCACGTAAAAACTCCGTCTCGCGCTCCACTTCTTCCAGAAACACGGCAAGTGCTTGTTCGTAGCCTTCCAGATCCAGCATCGGATCGTCCCGATGAATCCGTCGTCCCCACAGCGTCACATTCTTTCGAAGCCGATCATCATACGCCAGAAAATCAATGTAGGATCGCTCCGGCAAACAAAACAAATTGTGGCGCAGTTGGGGCACAACCGTGGGAGGAATTTTCCCTGCCTGTAGCAATGCCACATGCGTGTGGCTGGCATAGCACTTCAATTCAACCAAACCGTCGGTTCCCACCAGCCCATCCGGACTGCACCCCACCCACTCATACGGGCTTCGAATATACCCACATTCGACCACGCCGTCTGAAGACTCCTCCAAGCCCAGAAGCCGGCGATAGGCCTCTCGCGCCTGCGGTTCCGTGTCAATCCCGTGTTGCATATCGGCGGTGACGTGTCCGTGCTGAAAATCCTCCACGTTCCCCTGTTCATACCACGCCGGATCGTCGAGTATCCTCAACCGTTCGACTGCCAGTTGGGTTTTGAGCCTGCGCCGTGTCGCAGACTCAGCACCGGATTTCGTTTTGGCTAACATAGCTGTCGCACGACTGCCCGTAACCTCCCCAGCACGAAACCGAAACCACGCGTCGGACCGTTGGTCCACTTCGACGTGGACCGCATCCTCGCTTCGTCGCGTTAAGGCCATTATGTCCCCTTCTTATCTAACGGAGTCTGCTTGGGCTTCCGAGACTTTCCCGACGCGACGTTGGCATCATCGTCTCCCACGTCCACACCCTCCTCCAAGTCCGGCATATCTTCCTGTGCGCTGGGCACCAGACCGAAAATGTCCATGAGTTGCCCCCGACGGTAGTAGGTGTAGCCACTCTGCACCGCTTGCGGATCTTTCTCATCCTTGACCCGAAACATGAACGTGTATTCTCGATGTTCAGGAGCACATCCCACCCAATTTACGGGAGGGTGCCAACGAATCGTGGTAGTTAAGGTAAACACCTTCGCGTCCCAGGACCCGTTTCCCCGATGCTGGCTCATCGACAAGTCAGACTCATGCAGGAGGGGTTTCAAATGCAACAGAATCGCCCCAATGGTGGAATAGGCATTGTGAAAATGCGTGTTTTCAGCATCCTGGACCACCCGTGTTGCGTTTTGGGATACCTCCCAAATCGCCCTATCCAAATTATCCGTTGAAAACGACTCACTCAGTTGTGTAATGGTTTCCAGAAATTGACTTTTCTCGTAACCGTTCGGCGTGTTTTCCATATTAGACATCGTTACCTCGTAAAATAGATTGACGACATGTCAGCGTTCGAATTATAATGAGAACTGCAACCTTCAAAAGTGCAGGTGTGCTGACGATGTTTTTGGTTCCTCCCTTTACTCGTCAGTGCACCTTTTTTCTTTTGCCTCAACCTCTGCCACTTCCAGCCAATCACTCAACGACATTTCTCGCACACGGTCGTATGCTTGGTCCATCGCTGTGCGTTCTGCATCGTCCTTCGTCGCACAATCGGTAATCTCGATGTCCTCAAACTCGACACCGCCCTCCAATTCCACATGTACCGTGTAGGTTTTTGTCTCAGCCATGATTCTCCTCCTTCTCCACCGTCACATTATATTGTTTCGTGTCAGCCATGACTCTCCTCCTTCCACTCCCCGAACGCCCTCTCCTTCTTCCACCTTTCTGAGGCCAGCGTCCACGCCAGTGTTCCGAATGTAGTCCCATCCCTGCTCGATAAGCCAGTCAGTCAGCTTGGATTCAATAGAGGACAGAAACTCCTCCGCCTCCTCATCCGACACATCAAAGAGGTACTGCACATCTTCTATCCAAAAACCCATCGGATACTCGCCATTATCTTCAGCCATGACTCTCCTCCTCATCGCGTGGCAACTCGCCAGAGGTCACGATATCTTCCTCAAAGTTCCAGATGGCGCAGTCTATGTCAGCCCAATGTTGATCGTGAAATTCCCGAAATGTCTCCTCATCAACAATGACCTGACCGGCCTTAGAATCTAGCCATTTCGCCATGACATCGTGAATCGCATCGGCGCACTTCAGTTGCATTTCGGTGCGCCCCACGTCCACACCTACCGACTGCTTAACCACCATGATTCTCCTCAGAATGTATCACTAGACTGGTTACACTCGGAGTGCCGACGATCTCAAACTCGACGCACTGCGTAGCTTCCAGCAATCGCCGTACTTTCCATTCGGGAGTCCATCCGTTAGACTCGCTATATTCGGGCAATTCCTTCAAGAGCGTGTTAATTAGGTCGTGGCACCCTCCCATGTCGGCCACAACATCGAGAATGTCCCTAAGTACTTCGGTATTGCCGGATGGCCCATCTCCAAAGTTAGGCGATGCTAGAATCACTGAGACTCGTTCGAGTTCCAAACAATGATCGTCCATTTTAATCTTAGCCATGATTCTCCTCCTTATATGAAACGAGTGACTTGTGCCAACCACGAATACCCGTCGCCAGTAAGGAATGTGGGGAAGAAAGGGCAATGAAGACCCATAAGACATTCCCTACCCGGTACGGCACAAGCCACTCCTACTCCTAATAGTGTGACCAGTGAATGCGACAAACTCACGCAAGTTCCACGTAAGGCTCCGCACCGGACTTTACGCACTCGGACGTGGATGTCCTGCACCGATGTGCTTGCCACGCCTATAGGCTCCGAGTGCTTCCTTAGAGGTGGGACGCAAGACGCGCACCCACTGGTCACTATTTGTTAACCTCCAGCTTTGCTTTTCGCGCGTACCTTCATAATGCGACCCTGGGAGTTCATAAAATAGTCCTCGCCAGCATCACGCGCTCGACGTTCGCGGAGATCATCGAGCCAGTTGGCATTGTCGTAGCCCTCAGTGTGAGCTTCCTCACGTTTTTGGGCAAAGAGATCAGGTTTCACTGTGTTCTTCCCCGAACAACGCTCTATGCATTTCCACTTCGGTATGCCCATTCGAGCACTGCACATTAAAACTGGTTGTCTCGTCCAATTCGGTCCACCCTTCCACGACGTGTCGGTCTTCATCCAACGTGACATCGACAATATCAACGGTCATGGTCCCGACCAGCCCTGCGCCACATTTCTCACATGTCTTCTGATTCATGGCTATCCTTTTCTCGGTCGGCGGTTTGCAAAGCAATTCGCCCATCATAATTCCTTGCAAGATGTTAGGGTTCTGATAATATCGCCTCATCTAAGACTCCGACCTATTCCGCAACAGATCCTCGCTCAACTCGGTCAGAATAAACGTCTCAACCTGTTTCATACTCTTGAGGTATTTTTCAGTCGGAAAGTGAACCGTCTCAAACTCAGGAAATTCGTACCCGCAGTCTGGACACACAGGCCTATCCCCATCTGCAATGTCATATCCCAAACTACCCCACCCACAACCACACAAAATCTCAATTTTTGCGCTACACATGGTCCCTCCCTAAAGTGTCGAAGTAGAGCCTACCCTCACTAACAACCCGTGCAGGATGGGGAGAAAGGGAAGACAAAAAACCCATCCGTATCCCGGTACGGAGCACAGACTCTACCTCAACGTCATTTTGCATGTTTCATGGCAAAGGCTACCGCTTGGTAACCTCCGCGTTGCATCGTCCCTTCCTCGCATAAATTGCAGTCCCGACACGTCACCGACTTGGTGAGATCATGCCGGCAGGCTATCGTCTTCAGGCCCGTTCTGGTATCGGTATAAATTCCTGGCCCGTCATGGTGATCCGTTGTTACGCTAAATCCCTTATACCCATGCTTCCGCGCTACGCGTAGCTGTCTTCGAATCGCCTTCGTTGACTGCTCCCACGTATCCAATGAGGCCAATACGCTAATTTTCCCCCAGAGGCTCCGCGGAGTAGTGAGACAGTGGGTGTAGGAATACACCACCTTGCCCGTTTTCGCCATGTACACTTCCGCACTTTTGGCCTCATGCTGAGGATAGGGACTATCCCCTGAGATATTAAGCCTAATTTTCTCAGCGTCCCGTCGCCGTACGGTGGACGCAAGGCCCAAAATAAGCTCCGCGCTACGCTTACAAATGGTTTCGGGATCGTGCTCCGCGCAACTGGTCAGACGATAGGTTGTGAATTTACAGGTCCCGTGGAGACTATAGCAAGTCCCATCCTGTAGATGCTGACACCCGACAGGACAACTATACAGGGACTTCCAGACCACCGAGATCGGCCCCGTTTTCGAATCGGCAGTCTTCCGGACCAGCGTCACCGGATCTGGCGCAGAACTACCCTTTCGATACAAGGCAATCGGCAAGGCTACGCTAGGAGCCACAAGGCCCCCAGCACCAGCGCATACAACCCAGCCAGCAGGATTAAATTAAGAATATCGAATAAATCGAGTTTGATCTGCATGTCCCCCCCCTTGATTTACTGATCATACCACATCTAGCACCCAAGAGGACCCCCGATCTTTATCGGAGGCCCTCCAAGATCCTAGTGCCCGACCCCAGTGTAATCCTTCCGGTGGAGTTGGGGAAACTTGAACTGTCCCCGTCTATTGAGCAATCGTGCCTTCCTGAAGTACCGCCGAGTTCCGGTGCCGTCTACAATGCCCTCGATTGTTTTGAAGTTCACCCACTGGACACGCAGACCCTTTCGATACAAGGTCCCGAAACTGTAGCTGTTCGCCTGCCTTGCTTCTATCGTCTTATACCGCACCGACAGCACCACTTGCCGGAGGGCCACCCAGAGCGCAGGGGCCTTCGTCCAGCCCTCATCCTCTAAGACCCGCACCGCCGTCCTGCGTAGCTGTTTCCGGTCCCACTTCGTCGCGTCCTCGTAGGCCCATCCCCTCCGATTGAAATGCACCTCCCCGTGATCCAGTTCACAGCGATACAAATCCTTGTATTCTGCAAAACTATTGACATAGGGTTTTCCCTTTTCCCACAGTCCTTCCCACCGTCGAAACCGTATCATCATCCAATACGGTGTTTTCCGTAGCTCCACTGTATTCATTTCTTCCCCCCCTTGTTTAAGTAACCAAGAGGACCCCCAGCGGAGGCCCTCCAAGGTACTGAAACCTTTATTTGACCTTTTCGATTAGATCATCCTTCATGAACACTTGCGCGAAAAACTCCCTTCCCCGCCCCGTGATATGAGGACGATTAGCGACCGTTAACATGCCATTGGATTTATACTCAGGCCCGAAGACACTAGTCTCTATATAATCCAATTCCTTACCTACTGAGGCCTTCAGTTGTTTTTTCGTGTCATACCCTGCAACTATCATCATGGTGCTTCCCTCCCTTATGCCGTAATTGGCCCGACCCGTGTGTTCCAGAAACCAAGAGGAGGCCCAGCTAGGCCCCCTCCAAGGTTCTAGACTCTATTCCACCAACTCTCCAACATTCTTGAGATCCTCAGGGATCCGGTCCATTACCCTAGCCCAGCTAGCCATTAACCTTAGATTTTCGTCATCAGCCTTGTTAACGGCCTTCGTCAGGTTATTTCGAAGCAATGCCGATAAGAATCCCCCCGGAGGTATCCCAGCATAGACCCACCGCCGAAGCCTCCCAGCCGACGCACACGCCCCCACATCAGGATGATCCTTTAATGCAGATTCTAAAACCGCCGTGGCTCGTGCTATGTGCTCATCCTTCTTATAGGTTACTGTCATTTCTTTTCCTCCCTTGGGCAGACCTCATGAAAGAGGCCCACCCCGTGTATGCTTCTATTTGACTTCATGAAGTTGCGGATGGGTTTTCTTGCCGATAATATCGACAACCCCTACAACCTTGATCAGGTTTTTCTGGACTTCGTTTAGGTTGCTGGACGTAGTGTTAAGGTGACCAGCAAACGTCACCAAATGATCGCCTAGTTCCAGCACTTTGGCTTCCAATCGTTCAATTCGTTCTGTATCGGTCATTGATTTTCCCTTTCTCAATTAGTGATACTACGAGTATATCACATGTTGCAACCTAGGCCCTTTAGCCTCAACGACTTAGGAGAATGTCAGCCAGTTCTAATCTGAAAAAATCCGGCTCGCTCGCTATCGCTCGCTCGCTATCCGTTGATTGCAGGATGGATAACTGGATCTGTCCTGTACCCGTCGCTTGCTGGTCCGTACAGATCGGAGTCCTACCTCGGAGTCCGAGTCGAGAGGCTGAGCCGTAGTGGGACAAGGTGACAGAATATATATTGCGTACAACCGGTACTGCTTCGATAGTTTGTTACTAAACAACACATAAAAGGTAAAAAGCATTTAGTAAGCTAAAAGCAAAAAGGGATCTTGGACTTGTATTTGTGTACTTCCCCTGTGAGTGATCACATCGAAAATCTGAAAATTCTGGAAAATTATTTTTTCAAAAAACCGGATGCAGTGAGGAAACCTTAAGCACTCATGATCATCGAGGGACCCTCCCTGGACCCCCCCTCAACCTTTCAGACTCAGACTTAGATTCAGACTCAGGAAGGAAGAAACTATGGTAGACTGCGTGGATGGCAATTCGACCGATGAAAATCGACCAGGCTGAGGTGTGGGTGGCGGATGGGCTGGAGGACGCGCTGTTAGGGTATGGGGAGCAGGGACAGCAGACGGTCGCGGTCTATGACTATGCCAAGTGTGTCGAAATCCTGATGCGCCGGGACGGGATGGATCAGGACGAAGCCGATGAATTTATGAGCTACAATGTGACGGGAACGAGTTTGGCGCAGCACACGCCTGTGTTTCTCGAACGGATGACGCCGGAGGAGACTGACGCGATTCGGCGACCGGCAGGGTGGGCATGATCCAGAAGGTGCAGCCGGTACTGGAGAACACGTTTGAGTGGCACCCCACATGGGAGGGGTTCCTCATTACGGTGGCGATCTGGCTGGCCTGTTTTTTCGGACTGGAGTGGCTCCGTGACTAAGGCGGAACGGCGGGCCGCAGACGAAGCCAACGAAGCCTATACCAGCGCCTTGGCACATTTGCATGGATTAGATCGATCCATTGGGCAGTTGCAGGACATGCTGGAACAAATGATTGATCTCCGGGAAAACACCATTCGGCAGACCAGCCACGACGTGATTCACCAGTGGCGCACCGAACGGGGACCCGAAAAGATTACCGGGATTATCCGAACCTCAAAAAAAGTACTGCGGCACTACCAAATGGAGTGAACCTGATGGCGTGGTGGACGAATCCTGACGATCTGCGGTATCGGGTGATCGAAATGGGGAGCAAGGCGCTCCCGATTGTCCTGCTCTATGTGATGACCAGCGGCGTCAGCCAATGGCACACCAACAGCGTCTTCGACGGCAATGAAATCCAGAATATTCTCCAGGGGATTCCCGTCATTGGCGGGGGCTATGCCCTGATGAAGTGGTGGAAGATCGTCTAATGGCAACCTGGGAGAATTGGGTCCCGCAACCAGAAAGGACACGTATGGGCAAACCATGGCAACCCGTCAAACAACGCTGGAAAACAGGGTATGGACGCGAGGGAGCGTTAGCGCGACTCAAGAAAAAATCAAAGAAGATTATGGGGTCCTTCTGGTACCCCAAACCGGACTACGTGGGTCGAGGTCGTGGCACGTTAAGTATTACGATTAAAGGATATAAACAGAATTTTATGATGCTGGATAATCCAAAGACAGAGAAGAAATCACCGGATTATGTCTTTGTGGCGCTCGGTAAACCGAAACGAGATACATGGCGAATGGAGACGTGACCAGCGCGTGGATGAGTTGGCTGGCACTGGCGGATATTATCGTGCTGATTCTGGTCATGGGCCTCCATGCGTCGATGCGGCGCGATGGGACCTACTGGTGGAATCCCCCCACGACAGACTGGAGGGACTCGGATGGGTAAACTGGAGATACCGGATGTGGTGGCGGTGGGCTGTGTCTGCCTGCTGGTCGGGTTTGTGATCGGGCTGGTGGTCTTTCACTATGCGTTTCCGTGTCCCGTGGACATGACGCCGGAGTATCTGAAGAATCATGGATGACGCACGACGATGTACGGCGAAAAGCCGTCGATCTGGTAAGCAGTGTAAAAACGCGTCAATTATAGGGGGGCATGTCTGTCGCTTTCATGGCGGCGGTGCGCCGCAGGTGAAACGGAAAGCCAAGGAACGGCTGGAAGATCTGATTGACCCCGACCGCGCCCTACGGGAAGCCGCGAAACTCGCCTATTCCAATATTCAGGATGTGCTGGACGACAACGGGAACGTGCGTCCCATCAAGGACTGGCCACGGGAACTGGCCGCGGCGGTCAGTTCGATTGATATTACGAAGAAAAATTTGACGGCAGGCGACGGCAAGCAGGAAGATGTGGTGCGGGTGCGTCTGTGGGATAAACCGTCCAATCTGACCCTCTTGTTTAAACATTTAAACCTCCTCACCGAACGCCTCCACCTCTCAGCGGATAAGGAAATTCTAGATCGGCTGATGTCGGCACGCCAGCGGTTGACGGATCAACCTGCGATTGAGGTGGAAATCGTGCCGGAGGACGACAAGGAGCGTGCCTTATCCTCCTGATGGACAGGCCTATAAACGACTCGCCCAGGCGGTGTTGCTGGCGGCAGTGCGGGATGCCGATCTCTGGAAGATCGACAATCGGGTAGGAAAATCCGTGAATACGACACCGGATCGTCAGGTCTTTATGGCGCGACAGTTTCTCGTCACGGAAGAAGAGTGCGGGGGCTGGTGTATGCTGGCCGGATTCGATCCGACACTTTTTACGGTGCGGATGAAAGCGAAAATAGCCTCCTAATGAAACAGTCTGCCCAGGAAGCGCTGGCTGAAGAAGTCGCCAAGTGCTATCACGACCCCCTTCGCTTTGTGCAGATGATGTATCCGTGGGGAGAACCGGGGTTTCTCCAGCCGTATGACGGACCTGATGTCTGGCAGCGTAAGTTTTTAGTCGATCTTGGAAAGATGGTACGTCAGCGTAAGTTTACAGGCCAGCATCCAGTGCCTCCTATACGCATGGGCGTCAGTTCCGGTCATGGGATTGGGAAATCTACTATGGTGGCATGGATTGTCAACTGGATTATGTCCACCCGTCCCCATGCCAAAGGCACGATTACCGCGAATACCTTTACGCAGTTGCGGGATAAAAGCTGGGCGTCGATTCAGCGTTGGACCAAGATGTCCCTGACCCGTGACTGGTTTACCGTCACCAGCGACCGGATGTATCACACCAATTATAAGGATTCCTGGTTCTGTTCCGCCCAAAGCTGCAAGGAAGAGAACTCCGAAGCGTTTTCGGGTCAGCACGCGGCTGATTCGACATCGTTCTATATTGTCGATGAAAGCAGTGCGGTCCCGGATAAGATTTTCGAGGTCGCGGAAGGGGGCTTGACGGACGGGGAGCCGATGATTTTTGTCTTTGGCAATCCCACGCGGTCTACCGGGGCCTTTCACCGTATTTGCTTTGGGTCGCTGAGAAAACGCTGGCAGAGTGTAATGATTGACAGTCGGGAATGCCGATTTACCAATAAGGCGCAATTGAAGGAATGGGCTGATGATTATGGGGAAGAATCGGACTTCTATCGGGTGCGTGTCCGGGGACTGCCTCCGGCGGCGTCTGATCTCCAATTTATCAGCAGTGATTTGGTCTATCACGCCCAACAACGCGAAGCGATGAGTTTGCGTGATGAACCCTTGGTCTGTGGGTTGGATGTCGCACGGGGCGGGGACGACCATTCGGTGTTTCGCTTTCGGTGTGGACAGGATGCGCGAAGTATTCCTCCGATTCGACTGGCGGGAGGAGAAACCCGCGACACGATGCGCTTGGTGACACTGGCGGCGGATGTGCTGGATCGGGACTTTGATGGGAGGCGACTTGGCACGATGTTCGTGGATGGCACGGGGATTGGCGGTCCGATTGTGGACAGATTACGGCAGTTAGGACACAAAAATGTCGTTGAAGTGCAATTCGGTGCAAAAAGTCCTTCGACAAAGTTTGCAAATATGCGAAGTTATATGTGGGGGAAGTGTCGGGACTGGCTGGCACGCGGTGCAATTGATAAAACTCCCCGCCTGGAATACGATTTAACGGGACCCGGTTATAAGCATAATGGGCGCGATCAGGTGATTCTGGAGTCCAAAGAGCAGATGAAAGGGCGTGGCATCGATTCGCCCGATGACGGAGATGCGTTAGCGCTGACCTTTGCGGCATCGACGGTCTTGAGAAATGTACCCTTTTTACATCGCCAGGTAACGAAAGCGACTGGTTGGCGAAGCTGGATGAGTCAATAATTATGGCTGTACAAAACCGTGAAAAATCCCAAAACTTTATGAATGAAGCGTTGGAACGCTGGCGTATTTGCGACAATGCTGAAACGGAGTTTCGTATTCAGGGAGAAGAAGATCTTAAATTCTTAAATTTAGAACAATGGGATCAAGATGTCTTAAAAAAACGGAATGATCGTCCGTCGTTGGTGATTGATCAGATCGGGGAACCCTTTCGGCAGTTGATTGGACGCCAAAAAGCAGCGAAACCTAGTCTATTGGCCGTTCCTGTCGATTCGGGTGCAGATGTGGATACGGCTGAAGTGTTTCAGGGGCTGATTCGACAGATTGAAAATAAGGGCCATGCCAAAACTGCACGGGATGAAGCGTTCAAAAACGCTGTTGCCGTGGGGTTTGGTTATTATCGCATTGTGACGGAATATGAAAATGAAGATGATGAAGCAGCGCCGTTAAATGTGATGTTTGACCAGAGCATTAAATATCAGCCGATTGAAAATCCGATGTCGGTCTTTCGTGATCCTGCTTGTCCTCTCCATGAGCCGGAAAAGTGCCGATTTGTGTTTGTGATTGAGAATTTGCCAAAATCTGAATTTGAGCGACGATATCCCGATAAAATTGCGACCAGTGAGGCGGCGTTTCAGGCGACGGGTCTTGAGATGCCTGATTGGTATGATGCCAAAGAAGACACAGTCCGAGTCGCTGATTATTTTTATATCGAAGAGGTGGAAGGACCGGAAGTGGTCCTTATTCGGACACCAGAAAATCAGGAAATTAGTGTGGCGGCTGATATGGTGCCTGAAGGTTTTGAGGTAATTCAGCGCCGACGATTACAGAAACGGGTGGTCCGGCAGGCCAAAATTAGCGGGGCTGAAATTCTAGAAGGAAATGAGACTTTAACAGCAGGGCGTATTTGGCCTGGTCGATTTATTCCAGTGATTCCGATTTGGGGGGAATCTTTGGTGGTCGAGGGGCGGCGTCGATTACGGGGCATGGTACGTGCAGCACGCGATCCCCAGCGAATGTATAACTATCAGTGTTCTGAGTTAGTCTATGAATTGGCCTTGAGTCCGAAATCCAAGGTTTTGGCATCCATTGAGGCGATGGAGGGTGTTGAACCCTTGTGGGAAAAGGCGGCGGCTCAGGCATTTCCCGCCTTGCTGACGAAAGCATATGATGCGGAAGGCCGAGCGTTACCGCCTCCGACCGTCGCCCAATTTACCGATCCCAACAAGATTCAAGCACTTGTTGTCGCCATTAACCAGCATAAGTCCGATCTCCGAACGACGACGGGCTGGTATGACGCGACCGACCCGAATCGACGCGGAGCTGATCAGAGTGGTAAGGCGATTTTGGCACGCAAAGAATCTCAGGCTGAAGGCAATACGAATTACCATGAAAACTTTGGCGAAGCGCTCATTTATGAGGGGATGGTCTTACTGGATTTAATTCCCAAGATTTATACCCGTCCAGGACGGGTGATTCGCTTGGCGGGATTGGAAGATGATACGCAATCCAAGATGAAAACCTTGGGTGATCAGTATCAGGGAAAAAGTGGAGTCAGTCGTATTTACGAGTGGGGCGCTGGGAAGTATGACGTGGTGGTGACAATTGGGGCGTCCTATGTGACGCGCCGTCAGGAAGCTGCAGCGTGGCAAATGGATCTGATGAAGGTCTTACCTCCGCAGATGGCGGCTGCGATGGCTCCTTTGGCGGTCAAGAATTTAGATGGTCCGGGGAATCGGGAGATTTCTGAGCGCTTAAATGCGACGTTACCGCCGAAGTTACAGGGTGATCAGGAAGAGACGCAGTTGCCTCCAGAAGTGCGACAGCGTTTAGAACAGGCGCAAGAGATGATTCAGCAGTTGTCCCAGCGCGTTTCCCAGTTAAGTGGCAGCATTGAAATGGATGAGGTGAAGGCGCAGAAAGAATTGGCCCGGACTAGAGAATCGGATCAGACCAAGGAGCGTGTCGCCAGGATTGCGGCGGAAACAGAAATTGCGCGAACGCGGATGGAACTGATTAAGGAATTGATGAAAATGGATGCGGATGGATCACAGTTGCTGGCTCAGGAAGAAACAAAGCGGCTCTTAAAGCTGGCTGATCTAGAGGTAGCGTCACAAACGGCTCCCATGCCGCGTACACCCAGTCCATCACCACAACGACCTCGACCATCAAGACCGGGGATGGCGCGGCCCCCGCGTCCTCCACAACGCTAGGAATCGTATTATGCCCTTACAATCCGGATCTAGCAGTCAGACGATTAGTGCCAATATTCGAGAGTTGATTCAGGCAGGATACGATCAGAAACAGGCGGTAGCCATTGCCTTGGATAAGGCGAAGTCATCAAAGAAACAGCGACAATAAAATTACTGTTGAGATGTGTCTCTTTTATTTGTCATAGTGCGGAGGAGTTATGCGGTATAAAAAAACAAAGAAACGTCCAAAACGGCCACCTATAGTTACTAAATATTGAGAGGATGTTGTAATG